TCCTGTCTATCAGGATTATAACGTAATTGCCAAAGGTTTAAAAGGCGACTTGGACGATAAGAACGCAAAGATAACTCTTATCCAATTTTTGCGTAGAAATTTAGGTTTTACTTTTGAATTAATTTCAGGGATGAGGCTCTTACCTCAACAGGAGATTGTATTGAAATCTCTATTCGCTAGAGATACAGCGTTGATAGTCGCGGGCCGTGGATTTGGTAAGTCTACAATCATTGCTATGTTTTGTTGTCTATATCCAATTTTTTACCCGAACTCTAAAATCTGTTTAATCTCAGCTAACTTCCGTGGTGCTCGTCGTATTTTTGAAGCCGCTGAAAAGATGGTAAAAGGGCCGTTCGCTTATATGCTTCAAGAATGTTTTCCAACTGAGCCTCGTAGATTAAATGACATTATTTCATGGAAACTAGAAAACGGTTCCGAAGTATTCGCTCTACCTCTTTCAAACGGAGAAGGTCTTCGAGGAACTCGTGCCTCGGCTGTATTCGTTGACGAAGGTTTGCTGATTAGTCAGGAAATTCAGGAAAATGTTATACGTCCCTTCTTGACGGCAAAGCAGAACTTCCTAGAAGAGGCTCAGATGAAGGAACGCGAAGACGAGCTTATCAAGGCTGGTCTTATCACTGAGACTGATAGAATTTCGTTCCCTAGGAATAAGTATCTTGTTTGTAGTTCCGCGTCATACGATTTCGACTATCTATATAAGACTTTTCAAAGTAATATTAAAATGATTACCGATGATAAAATCGTCAGGACTAAAGATGATTCCACCTATGTAGTCATCCGTTCATCTTATGAATCACTTCCTAAAGACTCGTTCATTGATATGACGCAGATTAATGCTGCTAAAGCTGACGGTGGTGAAGAGACTGATTATTTCAAACGTGAATATCAGGCTAGGTTTACAGTAGGAGGCTCTAGTTATTTTAACATGAAAAAAGTGGCAGATTGCACCGTTAGGGCTGGAGAGTTTCCCACGACAATGTTGCGTGGTAGAAAAAACCACCAATACATTTTAACGATTGACCCAAGTTACTCTTCTTCAAAGAACTCTGACTTCTTTGCTATGGGTGTTTACGAACTTGTCCCGGATTCTCGTAGAATTATTCTTGTACACTCGTATGGTCGTGCCGGTATGACTCTGAACGACCATTATAAGTATCTTGTATATCTCTTGACGAATTTTAATATTGTATGGTTAGGTATAGATGCCTCTGGTACGGAATTCATTGATTCATTTAACGAGTCTGTAATAGCTGCTGATAAAGGCATCAAACTTGGAACACTTACAGCCGATTTAAAGAGTGACGAGTATATTAAAGAATTGAGAATCCTAAAGAACGAATATAATCAAACAACTCGTAATATCGTTTATCCGCAACCTTTCTCTGGAGACACAATCCGAAGAATGAATGAATATTTACAAGCAGGAATTAATGCAGAAAAGGTATGGTTTGCTTCCTTACTACAGGTAAACGAAAACGCTTTTAATAACGCAATGCGTCATAGACCCGATGCACAAATTACAAATAAGCACGGCAAGCCTATAGATACCGAAGAACAGATTTACGAACAAGACTCATGGATTCACGAAACTCAAAAACAATTATCTCTTATAGAAGTAAAGTCCACCGCTTTAGGAACGATGCAGTTCGACCTGCCAAGTCATATTAAAAATAGTACCAAAGATGACCGCGCCCGCCGAGATAACTATACTTGTATGCTCATGGCTTATACAGCATCAAAGTATTATTTTGATATGCTTTTCACAGAAGTAGAAGAAATACAAAGTACGTTTGAACCATTCGCAATTTAAACTATGGATGTTTTAAAATATTGTATAAAAATAACGTTCCCTAAAGATGAAATGCCTGCTGTGCGATAAAGAGTTTGAGTTAGATAAGCAACTTCATATTCATATTGCTCGGTTTCACAAAACGAGAATCGAACAATACTATCGCCAATTCTATCCTAGATTTGACCTATTAACTAAGGATGGTATCAAGTTTAAAGATAAGGAATTCTATTTTGGTAGCTTATTCAACGGACGCGATAATATGGTTAAATATCTTAAACGCAATCCTTCTGAAAGACTTAGAATAATTTTAAAGATTCTTTCCCTACGTAAGAAAATCAAGAAACTCATCTACGCTCCTAGCTCTGTTGAGACACGGACATGCATGATTCCTTCTCCCGCTTTCGTTGAGTATTTAGGATTCGATTATAACGCATGCTGCGAAAAGGTCGGTTTGTTATCTCGCTATGATTATGAAGCGTCTATTTCCATAGGAGACGAAGCGGAATTTAACATCCTGATTGATACAAGAGAGCAAAAGCCTATTGACTTTGGATGCGAAACAATTCCGTGCAAATTAGATTATGGGGATTATACCTCTAGGAGTCATTACAAAAAGGTATTTATAGAACGGAAAAGTCTAGCTGACCTTTGCGGCACGATGTCGCAAGGATATGATAGAGTAAAAAAAGAATTTGAACGTTGCAAAGAAATGAATGGGAATCTTGTCGTCTGCGTAGAAGCCCCTATCTCAGCGCTCATGTCTTTCAAATCCCTGCCACGTAACAAAGCTATGAAGGCTTCTCCTGAATTTTTAGCGCACCGTATTCGTGAGATATGTCAAGAATTTCAATGTGTGCAGTTCTTATTCTTAAAATCCAGAGAAGAAATGCCGTCGGTTATTAAGAAATTATTGTTAATGGATAACGATTTGCGTACAATAGACTTGCAGTATCAATACGATTGTAAGAGATTAATAGCGTAAACCAGTGTAAAGAAAATATTATATGGCCCGAGCAACAGGAAAAAAGATTTCAACAAAGAGCGAAGCAATAGCCTCAGCAACTCCAAATACGCCAATTCCTTCGGATAATATAGGGGAATGGACGCCCCCAGTTTTTGCGGGCGAAGCTAAGGCTGACTTTTACGAAGGAGGAATTCAAGGTTTGCCAGCTAATGATACTCCTAAGAGACTCTTTGGAGGAGCTTTTTTTGACCGCCTCGCTTTACGTAGTTTCCTGAACATTCGCGCTGCGCCTAATCCGTTTTATGAAGGGCGTGCTTATTTTGAAGTTAGAGACGCTATCCTTTTATGTCAAAAAGCATACTGGAACTTTCCTCTTTTAAAGAATACTATCGACGTTATGACCGAACTATCTAATAGTCGCGTCTATCTCGAAGGCGGAAATCAGAAAACAAGAGACTTTATTGGCGCATGGTGGGACCGTATTGGATTTAGAACCTTTAAGGAAGAATTTTTCCGTGAATTTTGGCGCTCGGGAACGGTTCCTATTTATCGTTTCGACGGTGAGTACGACCCAAAAGATATTACTCAAATGACTCAAGTTTTCGGTTCTATGAAGAGTTTGAAAGTACCAGTCAGATATATTATTCTAAATCCCGCGAGCATTCAAGTCGAGGCTAATATTTCATTCCTACGACCCATGTATTATAAGGTTCTTTCTAACTATGAACTAGCTAGAATTCGAAACCCAAAAACTCCAGAAGATAAACAAGTTCTCGACTCTCTTCTTCCAGAGAACCGTAAGCAAGTTCTTGAAGGCGTCACCCCGTCTCTTCTATTAGACCCTGACCGTTTAACAATGGTTTTTTATAAGAAGCAAGCGTATGAACCTATGGCCGTTCCATTTGCATATCCCCTTCTTGAAGATATTGATGCTAAAATGGAGCTAAAACGTATCGACCGTAAAGTTGCACGCCAAGCAGATAGAATGCTTCTTTTAATTACCGCTGGTGCGAAACCAGACGATGGTGGTATTAATTATAAAACAATCCAAAGTCTTCAAACTTTATTCGCTAATGAAAGCGTCAATAGAACTCTTGTAGCTGATTATACTGTAAAAGCTGAATGGCAAATACCTGACATTAATAAAGTATTAGGACCACAGAAGTATGAGCAGCTTGATAAGGATATTTCCGCTGGTTTAAATGCTATTCTTTTTAGCGATAAAGAAAAATTTGCAAGTACGAGCATTAAGGTACAAATCTTTGTAGAACGACTAAAAGAAGCTCGCGCCTCTTTCCTAGAGAATTTCTTACAACCTGAAATCAAGAGAATATGCAAGACTCTTAATGCTAAAAACTATCCCGTCGCCCGTTTTGAAGAAATTAATCTTCGTGACGATTTGCAGTTTAGTAGACTCTATACGCAACTTGCTCAACTCGGATTACTCACTCCCGGTGAGCTATTTGAAGCTCTTGATACAGGCAAAATTCCTATTGCTGAACAAAGTCTTATTGACCAACAGGAGTACAAAACCCATCGTGAAAACGGTCTATATCTTCCTCTCGTAGGAGCTAGTGTTCAAGACCCCGGAATCGACGGCGCTACTATTCCCGCTCAGTTAGGAATTAAGCCTCCGTTCGGTGGAAAGCCTACCGCAGGGAAAAAGGGTAGTGGTTCTAAAGCTCCTACTGGTGCTGGTGGAGGTCGTCCGACTGGTTCTACTGCTCCTCAAACTATAAAGAAAGCTTCGCCTATTGGTACGCCTTCTAAAACTCTAAGCACAGCGAAACTGAAAGATGTATCTATCGCTGCCGATACTCTTATTCTAAGTTTAGAAAAGAAACTAAAGCGTAAACATAAACTAAAAGCTTTGAGCAACGAACAACAGGAAATGGCTAGTTTGATAGCTCAGTCTATTATGGCTAATGAAGAAATTTCTAAATGGGAGACTAGTATCGCTTCTTATATCGAAGAGCCTAAAGCTATTGACCCAAAGATTGAGGTCGAGATAGATAATTTATCTTTAATCCATGATGTTGACCCTTTCTTAGCTTCGATTTTAAGACTTTCAAAATCAGATGAAGATTCCCCAGCGGAAGAATAAGGTGTAAAGCCGGTTATGAAAGTGACCTTTTTAAATATTCTTTTTTGTGGATGTATTTTTTTATCTTCATGTGCAACCCCTGTAACTAAATATCGTGAGGCTGTTCAACAGGTAGACGACCGTGAGAGCGAAGCTGTTTATGCCACAAATGATAGTATTCATGCTGGGCGATTCGACCTTGCGGAAAAATACAGTGACCAGTCCGTTCGTTTGGTAACGCCTCCTATTAAGAGAATTCCTATACAGGGCTTTACAGTAAAACAATAATATGAGAAAACGCGCTCTTTCAATTTTTCTAGGATTATTGTTGATTTGTTCTTGTTCATTAGCGGTAACGCATCACCGCGTAGTAAAGCATACAGTTAAACATGCTA